GCTTGTACAGCATCATTTCAGTAAGCCCGCCTAAGTAGTCGTAGGCGCACATTTTAAACTGCCTCACAATACTGTGATTTAACAGCACTAAATTTGTGCTTCGATATCCCGGCCAAGCACCCATATTTTTGTCTGGGTGATCCATCACCGACCACTGTTCTACGTCGTCTAGTTCTCTATTTACTTCTGAAATGTCAGAGAAGAAATCATCTATCACGACGATTGTATTCTTCTTAGTAAATATCAAGTCAGAACTCGCCTTTCTCCATCGCAACCGAAAGCTTGATAGCCCTCGATTTTACTTGCTTTGCCCACCTGCTGTCAAGCATCTCTCGTGAGGCGGCGTCGAACTTGCTCTCCTGTATCGCATTCCACATGCGCTTAAATTTACAGAGGCGGGGTACGCCCATGTTGAAAGCCATGTCCATCAAAATCAGTTGCCGTACCGAATCTAATTCGTGAACGACAGGCTTCACCCGACACAGTTCTTCTTCGACAATCTTGATATCATTCAGTGCGAGATATCGTGCGTCAGCTTCTGTGATGCCATGCTCGTATACAACGGCCATAGATGGAATGTCCATGTGGTCAAGTTCTTCTTTACTGATGCCGCGATCCTTGAGGTTGCGTCCGATACCGATTGTGTCGATGCCCAGCGTGTCTTGATAAACAGTGAGGACCATGCCCTCGTGCTGAATGACCTTATCTAGAAAGTGAGACGTGTTATACTTCATCGCTGTGTTTCCTGTTTTCGCCGCCCATCCAAATACCAAACGCACCTGTCATCGCGCCCATCACAACGCTTACAAATGCGGACTGTGCTGCAGTCGGGGCGTCCAAGTTCATAAACCACTCTGCACAGCGCCAACTCATCAGAGTCATCACAAGCATCATAAACCGGGGCAGAAGCTTCCATTTCGAGATGCGTTCGAATGTTACGTCAGCCACGCCTACTTCTTTCCAAAGAACTTAGTAGCGCTACGAACACCAAAAGAGGCAGCAACGATAACGCCAAGAGAATACTGATACCAGTCCGGCATACTGTTGAGTTGTGCGAAGCCATTGGCAACTACCTCTTCCATTCCGGGTATGAACGCAAGTATCAAGGGGATAGAAAACAGAATGACCAGCCACTCGTCTTTCCACGAAGACTGACTTCCACGAGCCATTTCCAAATCCCAGTCGAGTTCGCCAGTGGCTTTCTTTTCCATGATGGTTGCTTCGGCTTTCGCTCGTGCAACTTTTGCTCCTGTTTCGGCCTTTGTCTTTTCGACCTTGCCCTCCAGCCATGTACCGGCTAGTTGAGAGATCGGACCAATCAGTAGATTTAGCATTTCCACCTCTTCCGTGCTTGACGAAGACGGCTATTCGGGTCTTTTGCTGCCTTCGGGAACTTCTTCATCTGCCCTGCAGAACGCGCACAGAACGACTTACGCCGCTTTGCTGCTGCACTGCCGGGTTTCACTTTCCCTGTCACTGCCGTCTTCAACTTAGAACCGGGGTTCTTGCGACGATACGCTGCCACCCCGGCCTTAGTCATACCCGCCCCTGCTTTCGTAGGCCGAAAGTTCTTTTTGTTGCGGGCGGGCATTTTGTCCTGTTTGCGGGCCATAGTTATGCCTTTACGATTTTATAGCCTTTTGCTTTCGCAGCAGCACGAATTTGTGCAAGGGTCATTGCAGGCTTCTTACCACCCTTCGCTGCACCCTTTGATTTCGTCTTGCCACCTTTTGCGTAGCCTTTTGACTTCATGGCCATACGACCACCTTTAGCCATGCCCTTCGACTTCATGCGTCCGCCACGAGCCATGCCTTTACTCTTCATCATCTTCTTCATAATCGCTCTCCGCGTAAAGATTGTCGAATACCCTAGAAGTATCACTTACATAGTTAGGGTCTTGTTTAGAGTGGTGTACCCACTGACTAGGTGCAAAGTCCGGCGGACCATCACCCGTTACAAACCAAGCAGGGTTTGTGACCCGCACCCGGTTATTCGGAAGGGCTACTATATTGCCCGTATATTCTCCTGCGTCGAGTAATTCAAGCACATGACTCTGTTTGTGCTGTGCAGGATCGTCGGCTACTTCTGTTCCGGTGTAGTCAACGGTGAAGTAATACTTTGCGGGGTAGAACTCCCCATCAATCTTTGCAAGCCACGGACTTGGTGTGGCCCTGTCGAGGACATATACTGCGTGATGATGTGACTGACAGTCCCACGGCTGTGCCAAATAAGTAGGTAGAGGTTTTGGCCAGTCATCTAAGGGTGTGTCCCCAACTAAAGCGGTGAGTGGCATTCGTGCCCACATTGCTCCGCCATGTACATTATCTTCTTCTTCACATCCCGTGAACAATACTTGAAAAGACATTGTTCGCATCGGTAGCGTTGTTACACCAATCACCATAGCGTGTAAAAATTCACCATGATATCTGTCGTGATTGGTCGTGTATTCTCTGCGTACCCACGCTTTGAAATAGGGCACATTGCTAGTGATGTAATTCATGCAGGACTCCTGTTACTTTCCCGGCAGGGGTTCCTGCTTATAGCATGCAGTTAAAAGAGTGTCAAGGGGGCAACACACCCCCCTGACAAGTTTGTTAAGCGAACGTAGCCGCTGTCTCAGCAGTGCCCATTTCTGCAATCACTGCGAACACGCGTACCTTACCGTCGAAGGTTGCCGAATTGGCAATCAGATCGATAGTGTCGGCAGCGGTGTACAGCTTTGCAGTACCGGCTGCGTTGTTGATCTCGTGACCGGCAGCAGTGCCGTCAAGAGCAGCAACGTAGAGATCGTCGTCTGCGTCATCACCAAGGTCAAGGACAGGCGAACCAGTCGATGCTACGGTGAGAACTTCCACACCCGCCATGAGGACGAGAGTGTTTGCCTTCATTTCGAAAACCTCAACGGAGTCCGAAGTAGTGAGGCTAGTAGACGAGAAGTCAAGAACGACTTCTACGATCTGCGGCTTAATGCCAAGAGGGACGCCTGCGACAGCGCCAGTTACGGTATAAGTAGCCATCTATGCCTCCCTTACAGTGTGATAACGGAACGAACGAGAGACTCCGGGCGAAGGACTTTACGTCCAAACACATGCAGACCACGAACGATATCGCTAAAGGTTTCAGTCGAACGTACAACTTCGGTCTTCGCGATATGCGAAGCGGTTGCACAAGCAGACATGTGACCGGCAAGGATAGGGAATTCACCCGCGCCAAGACCAGTTACGTCTACGGTATCAGTGCCAGCAGCATTCATTGCGGTTGACTTGTAGCAAGCAAAACCGGCAATGTTGCCCTGCATGACAAGGCCGTTACGCAGCGGCGAAGTGCCGTCGCCAGTGACCTGTACTTCTGCGAACTTAGCACCTGCACCAAACAGTGTCTCGTAGAAAGCTGGTGCAGCAACGAACCAACGGTTCTCTTCCGGAACCGACTGATCGTCAAGGGCACGAGCCATCTTGAGCATGATGTTGACGAGGTTGTCGCCAGTCTGCGAAGTCAGAGGTGAGCCAACCGTACCCAGTCCAGTGACTTGAGCAGTAGTTGGGCTAGCCTCTGAAGAGATACCCGCACCGTCGAACATCGCGGTGAGGATATTGCCGTCATACTTACGCTTCAGCGAGTATGCACCCGAAGAAGTAGCAAGGGCTTCGAAGTTGACGTGAGACTGACGCTCTTCAATGTCGTCAATCTTAAATGCAAAAGCATTTGCTTGATCGACAACCATAGTTGTCTGATCGTCAGCAAGGTCTTGCGGGTTTACTACTGAACCACGCGCATACGAGGAGACGGTGATTGTCGGCTCCTTGATGATACGAACGGTGTCGCCAAAGTTCTCGATTTCGCCAGCATAGTCGGTATTCGTAATATCTTCTGCAACCGAAGCGCGACGGAAGAATTTGAGAACTTTTTGGCTAAATATTTCCGGTGTAAAGTTACCGGAAGGCAGGTTATTGTGACCTGACGCGCTATTAAAAGCCATTAGTCATTCCTTCCTAAGAGGTGGATTAAGAGTTATAGTCAATTCGGCCTTCAGAACGTGCGGTGTCCAGTTCAGCTTCTAGCTTTTCGAACTCCCACGGCTTCATCTTGCCTATCTCTGAAGCTTTCCAAACTCGCTTGTCCCCCGCAGTCGTAGCTACCTGCTTTGCGGCAGGAGTAGAAACAGACAGTGCTGCATCTTCTTTCTTGCGGGAACGAGTTGGTTTCTTTGTCAAGCCCTTGTCCGCTTTGTACAGATCAACCACCCTAGCTGCCCACCGTGCGTCCGTAGCGTTGTTGTACACTCCGTCCGAAATGGTACTGGGTTGGTCCTGTAACCAAGAGGTGAAGTCTTCACTACTCTTTAGTTCTTCAAAGTCGGGCTGAAGACGGAGCAATTCTTGATACGCTTTTTGCTTTTCAAGCTTTTTTTCGCGCTCTTTAATTGATCCTAATTCAGCTTCCATATCTTTCACTCGTGCTTCAGCTTGCGAGGAAGATATTTTATGGATAGCGTCATACATGTCCGGGTATTGTTGCTTGAAGTTGTCCAAGTTTAACCCGTCTGAAGGAAAATCATCAGTAGGACGATGTACAGTTGAGGAAGCTAATCGTGCGATATAGTCCTCTTCTTTACCTCGCCACTCTTGCAATTTACTATCATAGTGACGCTTGAGATCGTCGTAACGCTTTTTGAATTCGTCAGAGCCTTGAGATTCATCCGCACTCGCAAATGATTCGCTAGGTGCTTCTTGTGGAGTAGCCGACTCCTCGTCGGTGTCCGCGTCAGCTTCTAGTTGCTCTTCTTCATCGTCATCGTCTTTATCGACCTCTTCACGATGCTTTCCCCGGTATAATTTATCGTCATTGACCGTTCCGAAAGAATCGTTGGGCTTGTTGGCACGGTGGCCTTTTACTCGTCTTGCCATTTGTTTTACCTCACTCGCGGGGCCACTTGGCTGTGGGTAGCCGCTCCGGTTGTGTCGGGGCCGTTATAACGGGTAGCCGACTATTTGTATCTGATCCTTCCACTAGCCTTGCCGGGGAATTCAAAGTTCACATTGTAGAACTGATGTCCGCCGATTGTAGTGTAGGGTTCAAAAAAGTGTCTTTCGTCCATAAAGTTGCCGCCTGTTGATCCCGGCTTCTTGTAGTATAGGACGCTGAGTGGGATAGCTGGTTCTCTACCGTCTACGTTATCGCCACCCAGTCGAGGATTCATATCAATTACGTTTTGTGCAGCGCTATATATCTTGTCGAGCGCCATCGGTCCCACGTTTCCAGTAAGGTCTTTGGCTCGTGCCTTAACCGTACTAGGCTCTAGGCCGTCAAACTGAAACATCTTTGATCCGGTTCCGCGATTGCTGCGCTGCTTGAGAACGTCAACGATAGAGTCTACGTCGTCAAAATCCGGATCGTTTGTATTCATTCTATTTACAGCCACCTGTCCGACTGCTTCCATACTTTCCAGTGGATCAGCTAGGGCTGTGGTTTCTGTGACTATAAGCAGGGCCAGCTTGCCTACGTCTGACAGATTATCAATTAAGCCTTCGACGGCTGCACGTTTAGGCTGACCTTTTATAGCGGCAAACTGCTTGAAGAGATCGATATCTCCCTGCGGAATCTCTGCTTTCATCCGGGGAGCATCACCTGTGTCAGCTATCCCTTC